CTCTTATTCAGTGAAGAAGATGTCATATACACCCCATACCGTTCCTAATATCATTATTACTATTACTNNTACATCTAACATAACTCACATTCAGGTAATACAAACAGCATTATATATAGAGCCGATAAACTTATTATTAACATCAAGATATATATCGCTTTACTTACAGAGGCTGACTTAGTATCTCTAAAGGCGTCTATTCTTTGCCGCAACTTCATACTTAATCTTGTAGACCAATCAAACATCTTATCTACCCAGTTGAATGGAGGCATCTTCATTAGAGCTAAGAATGCTACTACGAACATAAACCCATCATGAGCGAATCCTAGATAGATTGAAGGTATTAATACATACCAACCTAAATATTTTTTTAAATGATCAACCATAACATTTACCTTTTATTATCTCACTATTACTATATCCAGCTGCTTCAGCATAACAAGCATTTGAAAACTCATTACCCTTAACACATACAGGATCGTATATCTCTATACATACAACCTCAGCATTTTCATCTATTATTGGTGAACAACTCGAAGCTGCAAATAAGAACATCAGGAATAGGAGGGCTAACACCAGATAATCTAACAACTTCATTAAAGCTTTTCTCATCAATATATCAAAAACAATATGACTAGACCAATAAAATAGAATACCAACCAGCTTCTATTAATATAACTCTTCTGCTCATCGGAGGTATGAGGAAAATTAATATTAATAATGTAATCTTTAAAAATTGTAAAGAATACAAACGTTATTGTGTATACTATCGCACTTAATCCAAACATATACTATAATATAAGAACTTTTTTGTTAAGAAACTACCAGAATCCAATTTTTTTTTCGGGGAGATTTTCCTATATTTATGTTTATATGCAACCATTAGACAAAAATACATTGTTTTCTATCTTTGAGGCAGGTGATGAACACATCTACAAAGAGCACGGCATGGAGGATACTCTTAATAATCCTTATGTTCTAATGAATATGGTTGTAAAAGGTCTTGAAAACTACAAGATCATGGATCAAATGTATAGACAACAGTATCCAAAGCAGTATAAAAACACGAGAAATGTTATACAATACAAGTATTTCAATAAATTACTTGGATATCTTGAAAGAATCGATACAAAAGGATTTGATTCTAAGTATAATATAGGTGATTCTTATGAAATAATGCATAATATCTATATGTTAGAGTCATTAATGTACTATTATGAGAATATAGAACAGTACGAAAAGTGTGCAACCGTTAAACTCTACGTGACTTTACTAGAAAATTACGAACTTCCGGAGGTAAAAATCTAAAAATACTTGTTAATTAAGTTGGAGTTACGAAGAATTATGCCTATATTAAGGTATAATAATTAATTAAAATAAAGGTTATGTCAAATTCACCATTAGTTACTCCCGTAGCGGAAATCAAACAAAAACTTCAAACTCTTTTAGAAGCCGGTCACGTCGACGAATATTTCGTTGAAGATATTTGGTCTCTATTACATCCTCAACCTCCGGTAGATACTACTATCGCCGGGGTAGATTTTAGTACTTCGTTAAATATCTTAGAATCCCTATAAAATACCTTAGGGAAAAGTTGGAGTTACGAAGAAAAGTTCATATATTTAAGTATAATATTAAAATAAAGGTTATGATAAATTTAACAACTAGTACAATTAAGGGAATTACTAATTCCGAAATAGCTAAAAACGAGAATAACGATTGTTTTGTAAGAGCGTTAGCTGCTGCAACTGACATGGATTATGACGTTACTCATAAAGAGGTAAAAGATCAATTTGGTAGAGTTAATAAGAGAGGAACTGAGAATCATATGATCATCGGTCAAATGTTTAATGCTGAAGAGAATGGATTAGTTATAGGCGATAAGAGGTTTAGCGTAAAAGTGTTAGGTAAAGCCAGAACACATAATACATATAAGTTATATGGCAATCTTATTGATAGAAAAAAGACGGTAAAGTCTTTTATTAAAGATAATCCTAAAGGTTCATATGTATTGACTGTTAGTAAGCATGCTTTAGCTATAGTAGATGGAAAGCTTATAGATAATAAAGGTGAAGAATTTAGACCTACTAGAAAGGTAGATGGAGCTTATAAGATTAATAAGCCTGTAAGTAAGAATGTTCAATTAAATTTATTTCAATAATGGATGGGTATTCAAAGTCTTCTGATATAACTCAGACTAGAGCTCTGCTCTTAGAACGACTCAGCGTTAATTATCCATATAGTGTAACTGACTCAGTACAGCATACTACCTTCTTTAGAACAGACGTAGATGGTATAGAGGTAAACGTTCAAATAGATCTATATGGTACCGTAGGTGTAGTACAAGCGGGTTATTATGACGAGACAACCGATAGGGTGGTAAAAGATATTCAAAAAGAGATAGATGATATATACTTACACTATGTTTAAAAAGAAAATTTCGTGGGGACTTGCGCTTTTTGCGGCGGCGAGCCTCCTATCTTGCTCTAAAGACGACCTCACCCCCTCGTACATATGCACAAACGGTGATTGTGATGCAGCTATGATATTTCCTGTATTACCTGATGCTAATGGATATTACCATGTAGAGTTAGATTGGTCAAGAGAGTACCTACCTTACTTTGCAGTTGATGTTAGAGCATCTCAAGTTATTCCGGAGTTTAGGTATAACGAAGAATCGGTAGTAAGTGCTAACTTCGATAGTGATACTTCATGGGTTATAGGTGATTCATTGGTTTTAAAGGTTCCTCTATTTAGACCATTTACAGGAGATTGGAGTCAATCAGGTCCTTTACCTAGCGGTTGGCAAGATGTTACTCTTAATCAATTTGAAGGTACAGAAGTTAATATAGCTCAACCAACTACTATATACTTTAGAAAAGTAGGTGCAGCTATGGAGTCAAGAAGAATATTAGGACCATTTATTCCAGAAATGATAGGCGATACTATAACAGTTGCAATGAGAGTTCATTGGGATGCAGGTAACTATTCAGTAACTAAAGAAAATTATTCTCAAAAGTTTATTGTAGAATAGTTGATACTTTGAATTATTATTATTATCTTAAAGATATATTAATAGAATATATAAGATATATAATATAATAGATAAAATAATATATAAGTATATAAATATATATAATAATTAATAAATATAATAATATATGTCATTGACAAAAGAAAAAATCCAAGAGAACTACGAAAAGCACCTTAAGATTGTAAAAACTTATATAGGTGATAGACAGGATAAAGTTCTCTCCATGATAGATGCTTGGCAAGAAGAGTATGCCATTGCACCTGCTAGTAGTAAGACTTGGTATCATAGTGCATTTCCCGGTGGATATGTTGACCATGTCAATAGGGTTGTGGAATATGCAGTAAAGCAGATGAGGTTATATAAAGAGATGGGTGGAGAAATAGATTTCACCGAAGAAGAACTTGTTTTTGCTGCATTATTTCATGACTTAGGTAAAATGGGTGATGGTGATAAGTTAAATTACCTACCTCAGACCGATAAATGGCGTCAAGACAAGTTAGCAGAAATGTATACCAATAATCCAGAGTTAGACTTTATGTTAATACCAGACAGGTCATTGTTTATCCTCCAGAAAAACGGTATACAGGTTACTAAAAATGAATTTCTTGCTATAAGATTACATGATGGTGTGTTTGATGAAGCCAATAAAGCTTATTTCTTCAGTTATAACCCATCTTCCAGAATGAAAACCAATATTGTTAACATTTTACACTCAGCAGACTTTTTAGCTTCCAAAGTTGAATACGATATGCACGTTGGACTACAAGGATACAAGCAAGGTGGAGTAAAAAAGACACAAAGTTCAACAGGAAAACGTGTTAATGCGTCGGAAGGGTTGAAAAATACACTAAAAAATCTATAATGGAGCTTAATCCTACAACTTTTTACATTATTTCCGGAGTATTAGTTGGTACCCTAGTTATTTTAGTTTATATTATAAGAAACCTACTAGTGAAGGTAGAAAAATACGAAGATACTGTTACAGGCTTACAAAATACGTTAACAGACGTACAAAACACAATATTAAATTCACAAAAGCACCTTAACACTCTCGATGAACGTGGGGTTTTTAAATCAGATGATGAGGTCGGTTATTTTTTCGAACAACTTAAAGAAGTTCAAAACCAATTAGACCGATTTAACAATGCCCAGAAAGAAAAGCAAAGCTAATTACTTTACAAAAGAGACAGAAGATTATATAGTCAAATATAACACCTCTACAGACGACGAATATAGAGCAAAGATATTCACAGATCATATTTACTTACCATTTTATAAACTTTCAGAGAATATAATACATACCTTTAAGTTTTACTATACAGATGTAGAAAGAATAGAAGATTTAAAGCATGAATTAGTTTCTATTCTACTAGAAGATAAGATTATGAAGTTTGATCCTACTAATGGAGCAAAAGCATATTCATATTTCGGTACAATTGTAAAGAGATGGTTGATAAACTATAACAATAAAAACTATAAAAGGTTAAAACAGATAGGTTCATTTTCTGATATGGAGGAATCTTATGATTCTAATATAAGAGATAAAGCCGGTGAAGCTGCAGGAATAACTCTAGCAAAATTCTTAGATAGATGGGTTGAATCTATGTATGATCAATTAGATGAGATGTTTCCTAAGAATTCTGATATAAAAATAGCAGATGCAGTACTTACTATCTTTAAAACCAGAAATGATTTAGATATATTCAAGAAAAAAGCCTTGTATATCTATATAAGAGAGATGACCGACTGTGAAACTCCAGCTCTTACCAAGGTTATTAATATTCTCAAAGACGACTTCAGAGAAAAATATCAGAAACTTTACGATCAAGGTTTAATCGTCAATAAAGTACGATGATCTATTTATAATAAACTAAAAACATTATGAGTTTAGATAAAGAAATATTTGACGGTAAAACTCTATCTGATCTTTTTTCTGAAATACATGGTAATTCTACTTCAACTAGAGCACAGGTAAAAGCTTTGATAGGTGAACTAAAACCACTTATAGAGAATATAGGAGATGCTACTTTAATTGTACCTATGATTAAAGAGTACATGGAAATCGGTGTAAAGAATGATGAGCAGTTAATAAAACTTGCTACTATCGTTCAGAGAATTGAATCAGCTAATGCTAAAGGAGAAGGAGGAGATATGTTTGACTTCACAGAACTCCAAGACCTATTAGAAGAATCTGAAGCAACAGAGAAAGAAATAGATGAAGTAACAGACCAGTCAGAAGAAACAGATGATTAATTTCGGAGGAGGAATACTTTCAAAAGCAATTGCATTTGCAAGAGGTGCAGGAGCAACACCTACCTTTAAGTTCGGAAGAGTAGTAGATATTGTTTTGGATGAATCTAGCCCTTTCTACGAAGAATTTGGTAAATCACAATCTATAAATGGAATTAAGTATAGACCTTTAGATAAAGCACATTCCCAAGATGAAGATGCTATTTTACCTTTTGCCTACTGCGGTAACACAAGTATGGTAAATGTACCCTTAAAAAACGAAATAGTAATAATTGCTTCACTACCTTCTGAGAATAGAGCAGCTAATTCCTTACAAACTAAAACCTACTGGTTATCTGTAGTTAATATTTGGAACCACCCTCACCACAATGCTTACCCAGATACTCTACAAGATGGAGACGGTAAAGCTGATCTAGGAGATGAATTTAAAGAAGTAGATACTGTCGCTCCTTTACAAACTTATCCTGGTGATACACTTATATCTGGCAGACATGGAAACACTGTAAGATTAGGTGGCACTAAGCATCAATACAATACACTTACTGAAGAAGATAATAACGGTAAACCTTTTATCATTATTAAAAATAAAATGAAAGAACCAGAAGATGGTATGAGTTTATCTTCTGAGGATATTAATGAAGATGGTTCTTCTATATATATGGTATCAGATCACACCGTACCTTTACAAGAAGCAAATGTAAAAGCAGACTCATGGGATGAACCAGCAGATGTTGCAGGTGTATATAAAGGGGATCAAGTAGTAGTAAATGGTGGTAGGTTATTTTTTAACGCTTATGAAGAAGGAGCATTTATTGCTGCAAAAGACCATATAGGATTAGCATCAAAAGAAGTACATATTGATGGAGATGATAATGTATCAATAGACGGTAAAAAAATATACTTAGGTAGAGTAGCTATGAAAAAAGAAGATGAACCAGTACTACTTGGACAAACTACTCAAGACTGGTTAACTACTTTGGTTGATAATTTAGACACATTACTACAAACACTATCAAAACCAGGACCACCACCGGTGTATGTTGCAAAAGCAGTAGCAACTTCAACTGCACTGTTAGGAGGTGTAAAACAGTTGAAATCTCAAATAAAATTACTATCATCTAAAAAAGTATACACTGAGTAATGCCATACGTTAATATAAAAGAAAGTCAAATTGTAAATGCTGTTGCAAAACAAGTTGGAGCAGTTCAAGAGATTGCTACGAATAAAGTTTACGACCTAGTTAATGATTCTATTCAGAAAGTAAGGAGAGAGGCTTGCCCTACATTACCAGAAGCAAATCGACTTCAACAAAGAGTTAATAACGTACAAAGTAGTATAGGTTCAATTTCTTCACGAATTAATAAATTTAGAAAACTTGCTAAAATTATACTTCTATTGATTACTGTTTTTAAAGTTGTAAAAGCTTTAATACTTAAGTTACCCATTCCACAAGCAGTACCACCTGGTATTGGTTTACCTGTAGGGTTATCGATGACACAAGGAGACCTGTTACATAAGTTTAAAGAAAAAATAAAACAAGGAGGTGATGATGCTAAGGGTATTATAGAAGTACTTAAATCACCAGCAGATAATATAAAAATGTACACTAGAATACTTAGCCGTGTTAACATAGTTACAAACGGATGCAGGTTAGAAGGTATACTTAAAAGAGAAGTAGCTAGAGGTAGAATAACTAAAGAACGATTAAAACATTTAGGTATAATAGAAGAAAACGATGAATACATATTTTCAAATGTAGGTAGTAATCTATTTTCTGATTTTGACTTTTATAGAGATGGTAGAGTATATGAAGCTAACAGTGCAAACGGTTTGAGTGCTGCACAAAAAGATAAAGTAGCAGATGATGCTGAAACAAATTTATTAGGTTCTTTAGAAAAATTAAACGGTATAGATAATCAAGAGTTAAAAGACGCTATAAAAGATGTATTTGACGCTTACAAGCAACCTGCAGACGATAAAATAGATAGTGCAGAATTCTTTCATACTGGTCCTAACGGCGAAATATACAAACTTAAAATTAGGTTAGACCCTACATCTCCTGAAATTGCACCGAGGAGATTTGCAGTAGCAATAGATAAAACAGGTGTAGAGATTTTAAAAGGTCCTAAATCATTTAGTTCTTCTACAGATATACTACTAGACGAAATTAAATTTAGAATCGATAATCAACTTCCATAACTAAACTATTTATATATATGAAACTCGATCAACTACGTAAAATTATACGTGAAGAAGTTAGAGCAGCGGTTAAGGAGGAGTTACAAGATGTAATGAATGAAGCAGTTAAAATAGCTTCAACTCCAACACAACCAAGTTCTATAAAGAACAAGACTAACGAATACAAACCAGTCACACAAAAAGATGTGAGTCGTACATGGTCTCCTTCTGGTAAAATGAATTCTGGTACTGTACCGTTAGAAGAAATGTTAAACCAAACAGCAGCAACTATGTCTGGAGAAGACAATAGAAATTTTGCTGGTGGTGCGATGCAAAAACCTAACTATGCTTCATCAATGGCAGGTAATATGGGTATGACTGAAAGTGCAGGACCTATGCCAGGATTAGATATAAGCAAATTAGATTTCGTAAAGAAAGCTAAATCAGTTTTAGACGCATCACATAAAAAAGATAAAGCTAGAGGAGTATAATGGCATTTGAAGTTAAAAAGATAGACCCAAGAGACTTGCAACCAAGAGTTGCAATAGGAGTAGGATTACCATTTTCTGGTAAAGCTATCTTTAACTCAACCTATACATCTGCAGAGGCTATAAAAAATAACCTTATTAACTACTTTTTAACAGGTACAGGTGAAAGATATATGAATCCTACTTTTGGTAATGGATTACAGACATTATTATTTGACCAATTAACAGAAGGTAAGGTACAACAAATAGACGCTGTAATAAAAGCAGACTTAGAGTTCTTTTTTCCTAGAGTTGAAGTAGTTAATATCAACACAGAAGGTATTCCTGATAGAAATACAGTAGAGTTTAGTATGTCCTATAGAGTAAAAGAAACTAATATAGAAGACGAACTAACAATAAATTTTGAACAATAATGGCTGAACAACGAGACATAAAGTATATCAATAGAGAGTTTTCAGACTTTAGAACACAACTTGTTGAGTACGCCAAACAATATTTTCCTGATAGTTATAATGACTTTTCAGCTACCGCACCTGGTACTATGTTTATTGAAATGGCTGCTTACGTAGGAGATGTTCTATCTTTCTACCAAGATACACAATTACAAGAAACATTCTTACAACATGCACAAAATCCTCAGAATCTTTATACGTTAGCGTATATGATGGGATACAGACCTAAAATAACTACAGCATCAGAAGTTGAATTAGAAGTAACTCAAGAGGTAGATTCTATAACAGGAGGTGATACACCAGACTTCGATCAAGCACTCTACATTTCAGGTGGAGCAGTTATTGGAGCTACTGATGCAGCAGCAACTTCTTTTATAGTGGATAACTCTATAGACTTTAAATTTAGTAGTTCTTATGATCCAACTGAAGTAACTATAACAACTATAGATTCAGGTACTAATCTACCTTCGGTGTTTCAACTAAAAAAGAAAATCAAAGCATTTTCAGGTACAGTTAACACAGTAACTCAAGCAATAACTAGTGCAACTAAATTTAAAACTGTTGAAATAGAAGACACAGATATAATTAGAGTTTTAGATATAACTGATGCAGATGGGAATGTATACCATGAAGTACCTTTCTTAGGTCAAGATACTATATTTGTTGAACAGACTAATGAATCCACTTATAGTGACTTAGTAAAAAGTTCTTTACAGTTACAAAAAGTACCTAGAAGATTTGTAACTAGATTTACATCTACAGGTGTTTTACAAATACAATTTGGAGCCGGTATAATTGATGCAGATGACGAACAATTCTTACCAGACCCTACCCTACTAACTAAGTTTGGATCACAAGACCAAGTAAATGCAATAGACGTAGCTTACGATCCTTCAAACGTACTGTTTAGTAGAACATACGGTTTAGCTCCTTCTAATACTACGTTAACAATTAGATATTTGACAGGTGGAGGAGTTAATTCAAACTCACCTTCTGGGACAATAACTAATAAAACATCACTTGGTACAATCACAGCAACAGATACTTCTAAAGAATCCACTTTAGCATTTAATAATGTAGCTGCTGCAACCGGCGGTAAAGATGGAGACACCGTAGAAGAACTTAGACAAAATGCTTTACGTTCTTATGCAGAGCAAGGCAGAACAGTTACAGAAGATGATTATACAGTAAGAGCTTTAGCAATGCCTCCTCAGTTTGGTTCTATAGCAAAGGCTTATGTGACTAGAGAGTTGTTAGCAAATTCAGATAGAAGTGTATTAGATAAAAATCCATTAGCACTTTCTCTTTACACATTAGCATATGATGTAAACGGTAAGTTAGTTAATGCATCTACTTCACTCAAACAGAACCTGAGAACATATTTATCTCAGTATATGATGGTAACAGATGCAATAGATATTAAAGATGCATTTGTAGTTAATATAGAAGTAAAGTACGAAGTATTATCTTTACCTAATTTTGCAACAAGAGAAGTATTAACAAGATGTACTCAAGCATTAAAAGATTACTTTAAAACTTCTAAAAGAAATATAAACCAACCACTCAACCTATCTGAAGTGTATACTATATTAGATAAAATAAAAGGAGTACAAACAGTAAGATCAGTAGTAGTTAAAAACTTAGCTGGAGGTAATTATTCTGGATATGCATACGATACTGAAGGTGCTACTAAAGACAACGTAGTATACCCTTCTTACGACCCATGTATATTTGAAGTAAAATATCCAGATTTAGATATTAAAGGAAGAGTAACAGCAATTTAAGATGGCAATATACAGAATATATCCCGAAAAAGATACATACATTAACAGTAAACCTACTGTTGCTGGATTGTATGGAAATGCCGGTCTTGACGAAATAGTTGAGATTGCAGGTTACCCAGACCCTACTGACTCTGCTACAGGTAGAACAAAACGTACGTTAATGCAGTTTAAATCTGCAGATATTACTCATGCAGTAGATAATATAATAACCGGCAGTATATCAGCTAGTATACACCTTTCGTTAGCTAATGCAACAGAATTGCCAGCATCATATACAATACAAGCATACCCTATTTCATCTTCATGGACAACAGGTACAGGAAAAGGATCAGATGCACCAGTCAATAGAACAGGTTGTAGTTGGAAATATAAAGATGCAGCTACTACAGAATGGTCCTCACTAGGTGGTGATTTAATTACAAATGGAGTATCTGGTAGTAAAACTAACGACGTATCATCAGATCATGATTTAGATATAGACGTCACAAACATAGTATCTTCTCATTATAGCTCTAGCATACCTAACAACGGTATAGCACTAAGGTTAGAAGATGCATATGAAAATTACACATCACAATCTATAACACTTAAGTATTTTAGTTCAAACACAAACACTATTTTTCCTCCATATCTGGAATTTAAATACGATGATTCTGTGTATAGCAGCACACTAACAGAACTAGATACAGATGTAGCAACTGTTTCACTTAAAAATAACAAAGAAGAATATGCTGATTCAGAAATAGTAAAATTTAGAGTATCTGCTAGACCTAAATATCCTACAAGAACATACACTACAGGTTCTATATACTTAACAGAGTATAAATTACCAGCAACTTCTTACTACGGTATTAAAGATGAGTTTAGCGGTGAAATGATAGTTGATTTTGATAAATCATTTACTAAAATAAGTGCTGATAACACCAGTAGTTATTTTAACATTTACATGGATACATTTCAACCAGAAAGACATTATAGATTACTTATTAAATCTTCCATTAACGGTAGTACAGTAGTCTTTGACAATAAAAACATCTTTAAAGTAGTAAGACATGGCTAATGAAGTACGTATTAAAAAGACTGTATACAATAAAGAACAGTTTAAAAAAGTAGTAGACAATGAATTTAAAACATTTATTCAACCTATTGTTTTAGATTCTGATCTTACTATTGAAGAGTTTTTTGAAGCTTATAGAAAGTTATATTATGAATTACCTTTAGAGGGAGACGATTCACATACTACATTAATAGTCGAAAGTTCTAAATTAGTAGAGTTTGAAAAAGATACTGAGAATATTCAACCACTATTAGATGAGATAGCAGTATTGAGAGAACAAAATGTCGAACTTAATAAACAGTTATTAGAACTAGAACAAGCACAAATTAGCTAACAGGTGGCAAAGTATACATACAATATAAACAATCTTGATCCATCTGTAGTAGAAGGCAAACCAACACTACCTGCATCTGAAGATGCTATAGTGGATAAATTTGCTATCAATAATCTATTTGCTAAAAATTCTAATAAATTAGAAATACACATTTACTCTTTAAGTAACGAACTATTAGAGTCAAATCAAAATTTCGATAAGTATACCCAATTAGCTAATTCTGCAGGAGCTGGAAAAGACGGTGCATCTAACATATATTTAGACCCAGTTTTAGATATTACTGACCTAGGTTATGAAAGTGGTGATGTAAGAATACTATATAACTTTTTAGATAATCTATATTCGGAAGCTAAAATAGCATCTAAGTTCTTTGTAAAAGAAATAAGTGCCGATAGAACAGAAGTAAGATTACAAACATTTGAATTAACTGATCAAAAGTTAATTGATAATACAGAAGAATTAAAAACTAAATTATTAGATAATTCATATTTTTCTGAATTTAAATTAAATTTTTACAATAATAAATTTGCTTCAGTAATTAATATTAACACAATTAATATTGATGAGGAAGTATCATTAGTTGTAAAGTTAAGTGAACCTTTATCTGGTGAGTTTGGCATTAATACAACTTTATATGTAGAAGAAAAAGTATCTGATAGTATTTTTTACGAAGTAGAAAGCACATTAGAATCAGATATAATCACAGTACCTAAACTTAAAGGCCCTAACTTTACAGTGGGTATAGAAGATGATAAATCATCTCCTACAGAGTTTTTTAACTATAATGAACTCTTCAGTTTCCCAGTAACAAACTCTTACGCAGAGTTAAGAAGCTTATTTAACGAAGCAGGTGCTCAGATATCTATAGACCATACTAAGTATGAAAACTTTATTCACTTCTCTTCTGCCGAAGAAAGAATAAGGAACTTTAAATATAAGTTAGATTTAATAAAATCATACGAAAATAGTATAACAGCTATATCAGATACTTCTTATACAGGTAGCGGTGCTTCTGGTAGTACAGACTACTATGAAGGTTTAATAAAAGGATTGGTTGACAATTTCGATCATTACGACAACTTCTTATATTTCGAAAGTAGTAGTAAAGGATGGCCTAAATCAACTACATTAAAACCTCACCAAAACTATGCAAGCTCTCATATAAGTGGTTCAACTTGGTTTGATGCAGAAATAATATCTGCTTCAAATTATGATAACACTAATTTTGATATACTAACTAACACTGTACCTAGATTTATAAGAGAGGATTCAGACAATGAGCCTTATATGTTGTTTACTCATATGATTGCTCAACACTTTGATAACCTATGGATTTATTTTAAACAGGTTAGTAGTAAGTATGATGCTGATAACAGATTAGATTTCGGTGTATCAAAAGATTTAGTAAAAAGTGCAGTAGAATCATTTGGTGTAAACCTTTATACTAGCACTCAAAATACAGAAAACTTATTTGCTGCTTTTACAGGTGAAGCAGTCAACACAGGAAGTTATTTAATTAACTCAATGTCTATAGCTACTTCAGCATCATTTAATAATGGTGACAGTGGGAGTGCTCATTTACAACCTGTAGCTAAAAATAACTACCAAAAAGAAATACATAAAAGAATATATCACAACTTACCGTACCTAATGAAAACAAAAGGTACTGAACGTGGTATTAGAGCTTTGATTAACTGTTTCGGACTGCCTGAAAGTATTCTTACTATAGAACAAAAAGGTGGTTCCTTTATTACGGGGTCTAACTTCTTTGGCACAGATCAATCAACAGCATCAGGTAGTCTTGCTAAAATTAGAATAGATAACACAGGTAGTTTAGTATCAGGTAGTACCTTATCTCTATATACTTCTGTTAGTAACCCAATCAAAAAATACACCGACGACCAACATGAACTCACTGTCGGTTTTGATATTGCTAAAGCAGCTAACTCTTTTATAGAAGCTAAAGTATCAAGTAGTTTTAGCATAGACGACTTTATTGGTGATCCTAGAGACAGAAGAGAATCTAAGTACGAAGCATTAAAAGACTATAGTGACAATATCAACCAAATGGGTTGGAATTGGGAAGACTTAGTTGACAAGTGGGAAGAAGCGGACTATACATGGAACACTAAAATTGTAAGTGCAAAAGATGCAAGAGGGTTTATAAGGTTAATGGACTATATTGATGGTTCTTTATTTAGAACACTTAAACAATTTGTTCCTGCTAGATCTAAACTTAAAACTGGAGCTATTATCCAGTCACATAAATTACATAGAAGTAAAGCACCTCAAGTTAGTGCATCACTCTTTAACGAACAATACAGCGGTTCTACATCAGTAGTGTATATTTCAGGTAGTCAAGGTGGTTCATATGATATGAGCTCAAGTTACGGGTTTACAACAAACTATTCTAGATCATTAGTTACACCGGTAGGTAGAGTGCAGAAAAATGTAACTGATGAATCTATACAATACACAGGGGAGTTTAGTGGCTCAATGTTAATAAGTACTGATGGTGAGGTTGGTAGTGGTAATCCATTTGTAGGATTGGCACAACCTAGAATAGTNTTTGACGTAACCTTATTTAANTTATCACTTCCTCTACCACCTGCTTGTATAATTGCACTTTCAGCTTCATTTGAAGGTAACTACTTTGAAGCATTCTCTACAGGTACTATTGGAGATGCAATATCAGGTTCAGTTGGACTTACATATCCTACAGTTGGTTCTACATCAGAAGGCAGGTTAGTATTTACTCATGACTTTGATACGTTTGAATTCTTTAGTTTAACAGCAGATGAAAATTACGGTAGTGCGTTTAAAGGATGGTATACACAGTTTCCAACTGGCAGTGTATCGAATAGAGTATCAACTGACACTACACTAACTATTTATTATCAAGATGAAGCTAGTTACGGCAATAAATATTTTGCAGTATTTGACCCATAATAGAATATGACACTACAAGATTTTTTAGCAACACCTCCACAGTCTTATGGACAAGGTAATATGAATCTACTCTATAGTAGCAGTATATCTGGTTCCGGAAACACTCCTGTTGCTCCATTTCATATACAAGGTTTAGCAATACCGTTTACTTCTGTTAACGGAGTAAATGTAGCTGCAGCATTGAAAGAAGTACAAACGTTTAGGTTTGATTACACTACCGGACAACTATCAGCAAAGATAACAGGTAGGCAGCAAAAGAGCGGTTTTTACTACTTCACTATGGAAGAAATTGTAGTAAATACTTTACCAGCAAGTCTAAACTTTTCAGGTGATCCTATTATTGACGACACTCCTGCTGTATTTGTACCTTATGTTACTCTTAATTTTAATAATAGTGACTACAATCCTTTAACTAATAATTCTGAAGGTAGTAAAAAAACTCCTACGCAACAAAAGATTGATAGAACAACAAGTCAGTTTAACCCTACTAATCTTACTGCAATTATTTCAGGTTCAGCTACTGATGCTGAAATGCAAGAATGTTCTTATTCTAAGACAGGTATTATAAACGGTAAGTACAATGGATCTAAAACAACTGCTGCTGGTTCAATATCAAGACAATATCACAAGCAACAGTTTACAACCTCTGTTAATAATCAAGCAATAACAGCAAATGAACCTGCAATTAACCTTGTAACCTTTAAAGCAAGTTTACATGCTAGTGATGCAAATACAACAACCATTAAAGATATTTTGAATGCTGATAGAGATATAGTAGACGTATTATTTACTAGTCAACTATCAGGTTCACACCCAAATAAACTGTTTCCTAGCTTTGCTAAGGCAGCAGATACAATATTTAGTATAGAAGGTAATAGAACCTTTAAATTAACTAACAACAAAATTTATTCTATTGATACAGATGAAGTACTTACGACAAACAATTTAGGTGCTGTTACGTTGGTAGAATAAACTAATTTACATATATTTATATAAAACACCAATAATAAAATGGGATATTTAGATAATTCGATCGTAACAGTGGATGCGATCTTAACAAAAAAAGGGAGAGAGCTGTTAGCTAGAGGGGACGGTTCTTTCAAAATCACTCAATTTGCATTAGCAGATGACGAGATTGATTACACCTTATACAATCCACAACATCCCTCAGGTTCTGCTTTTTATGGAGAAGCACTCGAAAACATGCCGTTATTAGAAGCCTTTCCAGACGAAACACAAATAATGAAGTACAAGCTTACTACACTACCAAGAGGTACGTCAAAATTACCTCAATTGAGTTTAGGAGTTTCTTCTATTACACTCAAACAAGGAGCATCTTTTGCAATTACCCCTGAAACGCTTAATTACTTAGGTGCTACATCAGTGTTTGAAACTGAAGGATATACAGCAACAATAGCAGATGTTAGAACATTAAATTCATTTGCAGGTGTTGGTATTAACACAGAAGAAGCTGGTAAGTTAAATGAAGGTACTACAATTGGTACTAACGTTTCTAAAACAGTAATAGGTACTTCAATTAATCTTACATCAACATCGGTTAATACATTATTTGGGTCAAGAGTACAGCTCAACACTACATTAACCGTAATAGGGAGAGGATCAGGAGCAAGGTTAACAGTCCCAGTAACAATTACTAAAACTAACTAATCATGTCATATAAAAGATTCGATAACGAGGACGTAGTAGTTAGTGCAGAGTCAGTAACTGCTCCAGTATGGTCAGGTGACGTAACAACGCTTACTACATTTTTTACCTCATCAACACAGATAGGTGGAACATCAGCTGATTACTATTACGATGTATACCAAACTGGATCTGCTTTAGATACAGCAAGAGTGCAATTTAGTATTGCCTATGCTGATAAAATTGGATCAGGTTCATTATTTTTTAATTCAGCAGTAACAGCTTCTTCACCGTCAGCTACCATTTATGGTCAATACAGAAATTTAGTATTAGGTGATGAAGAGTCTGATTTTACATTTGGTAATATTACTTCAGAACATTTTTATGCTCTTGCTATAGATAGAGCTCGTTATAAAGAAGCTTTACTACCAGGTACTTTATCACTTAAGTTACATGTATCAGCTAGTGGTGTTGAAATTAACTTAACCGATAATAGTCAAGTAGTAACTACAACAACATTTACAGATGCAGGTAGAGTATTCGAATTAGTTTCTGGTTCTGCAGGTACAGTATATACAGGTTTAGAAACCAATGGGTATTCAGCTAACTCAGGATCATTTGGTAAATTACTACCAGATATTGGAGTACTACTTTTAAATGGTAATGCATTAGATGCACCTGCTATTTCAGGTGGACTAGCACTAAGTACCAATAGATCAACAAACACAGCAGGAGCTAACCCAGGTAAGTTTTACGACCTACTTACACTAAGTGGTAGCTTTAGATTACAATCAGAAGAAACAATTACTTCTAACTTTGTATTTATGAGAGCTAGAAATAGTGAGTTTAATTATTCTACTAACCCTTCTTTAATTACAGGTTCAGGTGAATTGAGACATAATGTTATGATCAACACTCCTCAATCTTACATTACAGCTGTAGGTTTATACAATGATAATAACGATCTATTAGCAGTAGCTAAACTTTCTAGACCACTTCTTAAAGATTTTACAAAAGAAGCACTAGTTAGAATTAAGCTTGATTATTAATGAATGAGTGCATACAAGCAATTAAATCGTCAGGATGTCTATATATCTGACTACCAAGCTCAAAAAAATTGGCAGGCTACTGGTAGTGCAATTACTACCTATGGTATAGAAACATTAAGAGGTTTTTCTGGATCTACTCCAGGGTACCCTTATCCTAACGATTTTAGAAACAGTAGATACGAAAAATTGGTATTTGATAGTGTACATCACTTATACTATTCATTATCATCAGGTAGTATCAATACATATGGAGACATGTACTATACTGGTTCTTATGATGTTAGTTTCCAATCAACCCTCACTTTATCTCAATCAAGAAAAGAAACAACAGAAGTAGCTGTAATATCTGTACCTAAAGATGTGTACGGTACTAAAATAGTTCCTGGTACATTTGTAGCACAACCTAGATTTGAAACTTCTGATAGATACAATATAGATGGTTATGTAAGAGAACCTCAAACGGGAGTAAATGAGTTTGTAGAAAATCTTAACCAGTGGTACAATTCATCAGAAATTGATACAGAAGACTATATTATTAGTGAAAGTAATTACATAGACGAATCAGTAACTGAATTTGTAATTACATCAAGCGGCTTTCAAAGACCAGAAATAATAGATGATGGTCAAGGAAGGTTGATAATTTCAGGCGGAGAAGCTACTTACACAAATGCAGAAAGACAAGTAGGTGATATTATTTATAATCAAGGTAACGCAGTAATAACAGATCCAGAAGTAGCTAGATATTATTCAACATACGGAAGGTTAGACGTGCAGTGGAAATCAAACCTACCTATTTATACATATAACGTTCACTGTACTGTAAAAGAGTCTGAATGTAATTTTACCTTTAATCCATCTGCGATTACTGGTTCAAGTGCAACCATTAAGAGTAATATTAGTGGTAATGAATTTAGACCTTACGTTACAAGTATAGGACTTTATAATGAAGCAAACGAATTAATTGCAGTTGCAAAAACTAACAGACCAATACCCAAATCAAATAATGTGGATATGACGTTTGTTGTAAAATTAGATATATAATGCCTAAGTCAACAATAACATTTAGAGCTAATAAAACAGAAGCATTAACTTATTCAGAGATGGATAAAAATTTTGGTTCTTTTTACTATTCAAGCTCTTTATCAGCTAATGGACAAAATTTAAATTTACACTACACAAGTAGTGCTAACGTTCCTATCAACTCAGGCTCAGTTACATATTCATTAATTAGAGGATTAACTAATGCAGGTTCAGATCAAAGAGTAGCATTATTCTCTGGTTCGTCTGTAATTGAGACTAGATCAGGATTTATATGTGACCAAACAGGTAGTGTTGGTATTAAAGTAAATGAAACTACTAACCCACCAGCATATGCATTAGATGTATCAGGTAGTATAAGAGCTTCTGGTACAGTATTACAATCCTCAGATGAAAGATTAAAAGACAATATTAATATCATTGATAATGCATTTGATAGAGTAAATGCTATTGATGGTGTATACTTTAACTGGAAAGATAAAGAAGATAGAAATGTGGGTGTATTAGCTCAACAAGTAAAGAAAGTCCTTCCAGAAGTTGTTTCTCAAGATGGAAATGGCTATCTTAATGTAGACTATGGTGGTATTGTACCGCTTCTACTTGAAGCTATTAAAGAGTTAGAAGCACGAATAACATATTTAGAAAACAAATAACATGGCTATTACGTTTAGAGGGACAAAAGGTAGTCCTTTATCACATACCGAACTAGATCAGAACTTTAGAGAGTTATACTACTCTTCATCGCTACTGGGTAGTCCTTCTAACCCATATGGTTTAGTGTTGCATAAGTCATCATCTCTTGATAGCGGTGAAACAATTCACCTACCAACAGCAGTAGGGGAACAATTCAATATACAAATTAAATCAGGTTCAGATAATATATCTTCATCGTTCTTTACTTCATCGACAAACTTTAAGTATGACTTTGACAACGATCATTTATCAGTATCTGGTTCTGCTAATTATAGCGGTAACGTAACAGTAAACGGTACTTTAGTAGCAAATCAATACGAAACAGTTTTAGTTAGTTCATCAATTTCATTTAAATCCGGTTCTACAGTATCTGGTAATTCAGATGACGATGTACATACATTCACAGGTAGTGTTAATATCAACGGTGTTGTTTCTGCGACTAGTAAGGTATTTGCTAATAACTTTACAGGTTCATCTTTTACCGGATCATTTAATGGTGATTTTAAAGGTACTAGGTTAACAGGTTCATTATTATCAACCAACGGTGTACTTTCTGGTTCAGCTCAAATAGCTACAGACATAAGTGGTTCAATCACTTCAACAAGTGCTTCGATAGCATCAACCATTACCTCAACAAGTGCATCTTTAGCTACTACTATCACCACAAACAGCTCTTCATTAGCTTCAGCTATTAATACAAATAGCTCTTCAATAGCTAGTTTGACAGAAGCTACATCATCGTACCTTCTTAACACAACAGACACTTTAACAGGAGACTTAACTGTTACTGGGAACATAACTGCACAACAATTTTTTACTGAAATTATTTCTTCATCAACTATATTCGAATCAGGTTCGACTAAATTTGGTGATTCTGCAGATGATACACATGAGTTTACTGGTTCAGTTAATATTCAAGGCCCATTAGGTATTACAGGGTTCTCAAACGTTTCAGCATCACTTGCAACAGTAATAGGGTCTACCGGTATAAGTAACGTAGTTGAAGACACATCACCTCAGTTAGGTGGTAATTTAGACTTAAAGACAAGTAGTATTTCTGGATCAGGGTCTATTAATATAGAAGGTAATATAATTGTTGATGGTTTAATTTCAGCTTCAGGAGATATTATAGCATTTGCTTCTTCAGATGAAAGATTAAAAGATAACATAACTCCAATTGATGGAGCATTAGATAAGGTAAATCAAATAGGAGGATATGGGTTTGATTGGAATGATAATT